GTAGGTTCTTTTACTTTATAATTTAATCCGCTTATCTTTACAAATCTTTTTAAAAATATCGCTAGCAGTTTGGTTTTTCGTAACATATACATCGCTATTTTTTAAATACCTTAATTGGTCGTATGCAGTTATTTGGTAGTTTTCGTCGGCATCTGTACCAATTTTAAATACATACCCGAAGAAAAACCCTTTACCATTTACCAAAAATGATATTCTACTACCATTAGCAATTTGCAATAAATTATTAGGGTCTTTTTGTAATAAACAAGTTAATTTTCCTGCTTCTCCATTTAAACTACTATATACTTGCACCTGTTCGGATATATCTGAAATATCATATATTTTTCCTGTATTACTATTTTGTAAATATAATTCTAATTTCATTATCTAAATCCACCACCTCTTGAACCAATACCAGAACTATTTTTAGTTTTTCCTAATAATGAATTTTTTTGTTGCCTTTCTTGAACAATTTTTGCTAGTTTGTTAGTTTTTGGAGTTAGTACAGATTTTGCTCCATAAGGATTATTCATATATAATTGTAAAGTTTTTGTGCCTTGACCTTTTGAACCAGTTCCACCACCTGCTGACATATAGCCACCACCACCAGCTTTGTATGCTTTTGCAGCCTTTTGTGGTGATGTTGTCTTGCCTTTAGTGTTACTTGATGTTTTGCTTCTTATTGAACTTGATACTCCACCTTTTGAAGTTGTTTTCTTACCACTTGTGCCAGTTAGTTTAGCAACCTTGAAACTTCCTTTCCATCCATCAGGCAAAACTAATATTTGTCCTGGTTTAATTAAATTTGGATTTGAACCTATAACTTTTTTATTTAAGTTGTATAATGCTTTCCAATTTGAACCTTTTCCACTTGCAGCTTTCGCTATATTCCATAAACAATCACCTTTTTGTACTTTATAGGTTCTTTTATTTTTATTATTTACAGAAGTGGAAGCAGTTCTTGATTTCTTGCTAGTTTTAACTTTTAGTTTACTACCTTTGGCATCTTTATTGGTTTTTATTAATTTTACTCCATAAGGTTTATACTCCTTTATTTTTAAGCTATAATAAATATCATCTTCTTCACCTGCTTTATAATCCCATTCAAAATCTTGTATTAAAAAATACATATTTATATTTCTAGGCAAACCTGTTGTAACTATCTTTGCTACATTATTATTCGTATTATCAGTATGCCAAATTTCATCTATAAAATCTACGCAAGTTTTTGGTCTAACTCCTGTATAAAAATATGACTTTTCACTTGGAAAAAAACTTTCAATTGTTAATTCGTACAACCCTGGGTCAGCCTTTCTTAAAGCATTTCCTATTCCAATTATATTAATTTCATCATTATCGGCATTTCTACTCAAATTTAATTCTTCGGGATTAATTGGAAGTGTTAATTGCCTTCCGTTAAATTGTATTTGTATTGCTACTGACATATTATACCACCCCCAAATTTCCATCATAAATTTCTTCTAGCTTATCAGCTACTTGGTCTAATATATTATCAACATCAGCTGTTTCTCTTACATCTCCAAAGGTTACAGTTACATTTGGGGTGATTTGCTGATAATTTAATTTATAATCCCTAGTAGCTACATCTAATAATAATTGTATATCTTCATCGCTGAATAGGTTTTTATCAGTTGAAGTAGTTTTTACTGCTTTTCCACCACTGCCTTTACCCGTACCTGCTCCAGCAGTAGTCGCATCCATATTAGTATTTACACCTTTCATTAAACTTCCTAAATCACCAAGCCCACCTGCATTCATACCAAATTTTTTCCTGTTTGCAACTCTGTCTTTTCGGCTAGCATTTAATTCATTTTCTAAATTATCAATTTTAGTTTGTTGTTCTGCTATGTCTGCCGCCCTTGCTTGTGCATTGGCCGCAGCCTTTGCTTTTGCCATTGAACCAAATGAAACTTCTTGTATTGCACTTATACTAACCCCAGGCAAAGTATTTAATGCATTTATAAACATATTTACCATTTTTATAACGCCATTTATCATATTTTGTACTACCATTGCAATATTTGAGCAAACAGTATCAACTGCATTCAACACCGCATACCAAGCAGTCCTAATTCCTAAGCCTGCTCGCATCATTCCTATTTTCAAGCCATCCCAGGCAGCAAGTACTGCCTCTGCAAATGCGTCATTGGTATTCCAAAAATATAATAGCACACCTATAATTGCCAATAAAACTATTATAACTATGGCAATTATTGCGACAGTTGTTAAAAATGTAGAATTTAATATTGTTTGTAATATTATTGTCATTGTTTGATACATATTATAAATTATAAAAGCACCAACTAAAATTCCTAATCCTGCAGCTATTAAATATAATATATAAGTATGTTCTCCTAAAAATGTAAATACTTTATCTAATGCCCCTGCAATCATACTTAAAATTTGTAAAATTGGTTGAGCTATTTTTTGTAATGAATTAGTGAATTTTGTCCAAACTTGGTTAAATGTCATTGGCATTTCATTAAATTTTGCATTAATATCATCTGTGGCACTAAAAATAGCATTTCTTATTCCATCTGCAGTTACTTTTCCTTTGCTTACCATTTCATCTAGCCCCGCTCTATTTACGCCATAAAATTGTTCCAAATATTTTATCATTTGTGGTGCATTTTGTTTTAATATTCTATAATCTTGCCCAAGCAATTTTCCACTCGATAAAGATTGTGTTAGGTTATACATAACTGAATCAATAGCATTTGTATCCATACCTTGTGAAGTAAATAGTTTATTTAATAACTCACTAAATGCTACAACCTGTTTGCTACTATTACCAAATGCTTCGCCTGCTTGATTACCTAATTTTGCAACAATATCAGCCATTGATTGGTATGATACTCTTGACCTTTGTGCGGATTGATATATATAATCTTGTAATTGGGCAGTAGTTTGTAACCCATCATTCATCATATTCAATCTTGCATTTGTTTGGGTATAAGTATCAGATAAATTCATCAATCCTTGCATACCTTTAGCAATTGCCGCAAAACTTGCAACTCTTGCTATAAATCCACCAAGTGAGGCAGCACCTTCATTAGCACTTTGTTTTGTATCCCTTAAACCTTTATTGAAGTTTTTTAAATTCTTTTCAGCATTATTTATATCTGTTTGTGCTTTTTTAAAAGCATTAGACATATTGCTATTTTCTTTATTTACAGATTGCATTGTGGAAAGAGTGCTGTGCATTGCTTTTACTATACTTGAAAGAGTTGTTGACATTCTATCATTAAGTGACATTGTTGATTGTATAGTTGCCATTTTTTATTTCCTCCTTCTCGATTTACTTGGTTTTTTAACTTTTGCTTTCTGCTTCTTTTCTTCTTCTATTTTTATTTCAATACAAGCAATTATAAAAGCCCTTTCTTTTTGGCTTAATTCTATATATTGAGAGGGCGTGTAGCCCATATTCAGTACTGCATACATACAGGCTGAAGCTTCCCCGCCCTCTTTAATTAGTTTTTTGCTTCTTCCACTTCTTTATTAATGTCAGTTTCAAAACCACTTATTTCGCATATTTTTTCAGATAATTCTGCAATTTCACCAGCTTTTAGTTTTCTTTTGATAAAATCAACTGCGGTTGCACACCCAGCTTTTTTTAATAAATCTGCATTTGAAAAATCAGGATACACAGTTTGTCCTGCAGCTATCAATAAGTTAAATTTACCACTATCAAATTCAACCCCACCTTTTCCAAATTTACCTTGGGCTCTTTTTTGATAGCTTCCGTGCTCTTCAGCTGTCATTGCTTTTACTTTAAATTTTCCCAACCTTTCACTTACAAATACTTCCTCTACTATGTCACTAACATCAGGCAATTGCAAAAATCTCTCTAAATCGTTCATAGTCTATCATCCTTTCTATATTTATATTAGTTTAAAGCCTTAAAAGACTCTAAAATATTAAAATCATTAAATGTAAAATCAATATCTTGGTCTAATATTTCAGCATCTACATCTAATTTTGCTATATCCGCACTATCTATATTACAACCAAGAACTTGGATTGTTTGTTTTCCTGTGGCACTACCTGGGTCTTCGTTTGTTACCACAATTGTAAAATATGTATCAATACCATTTTTTACATAATCATATAACATTTGAGCCCATCTACTTGAAACATATCTAACATTTGCAGAACCAGTACCTTTCCATCCTGTTGTTTTGTTTTGTGTATTTCTTGTACCCATAGCTTTAAATTCTGTTTTGTCTTTTTCGATTGAAATATTAATATTAGCTAGTTCCATTAAGTCAACAATTTGCCCATTAATTTCGGCTGTGGCAATGCCTTCTCTACCATTTACGGTATCTTCGGCTTGTAAAATATTCATTTTCAAAATCCTCCTTTTTTAATTATATAAATTAGTAGGCAGGACGGCGTACCCCCCACATCTCTTATAAACCATTTCTGGTGTGATAGCTGCCTTTCTATCCTCTACTATTATTTAATTACTGATTTATATTTACTGTCATATATAAGAATTCCATACTGTCTAATGGCTTAACTGCTAATGTCGCAACCACCGCATCTATATCAGCACCAGCATCAACTGCAATAGCATCAACATCAAATTCATCAATTGCACCCCTATTTCTTAATTCTGTTAAAAAGTCAATTATAGAAGATTTAAATAAAGTTCTACCATTATCATTATTGGTTACTTTGCCCAAGTATGTGTTTTCCCATATACTTTCTATTCCAGAACCAATTTCATCTAATTCTCTTATAACTCTATTTTTGCTAAATATATAAGATTTTTCTGTAAATGTATGTAAAGAGTTAATATCTTTTTCTACTTTTATGCCACCATCTTGATTTAAAGATAATAGAAATTCTCCTACTTTTAAACCTGCAATTATTTCATCATTTTCTTTTAAATCTATAATAGAAGTAGCATTTCTAATTACTCTTCCTGTTAGTGATTCGTTAACTTCTGCTCCTGCGGTTGCACCTGCTACCCAAGCAGTAAATTGAACTGCAGAAATTTCTATATTATCTATTACTACACCATTTATATTATTAATTATTCCTTCATAGTCCGCACTTTCAGCATTTGAAACAACTGCTTGCACATACTTACCTTCATTATTTCTCATTCTTTGTATAAAACTATATACATCTGCATACAAAGATTCATTTGCTATTATAACTGCCATTGTATTCCATCTTGCAGTCTTTAAAGCTTCAAAATAATCATCATAACTTGTATAAGTAGTTCCTGTTCCTTTTGTTGGTATACTACCATTTGTTCCGCCTGTTAATAATGTAGAAGTTACTGCATCAAGGTTTCCTGTTCCACTAAAATCTACAAAGGCATTATTTTTTAATTCTTCTATTGTTGTTGCCATTTGATTGTCTACTAAATATCCATTTGCATAAGTTTGTACATTATAAGTTGAATTGGCATTTGCAGTAATAACAATTGCAATTTTGTTTCCAAATGTTCCAGGATATTTTGCAGTTACAGTTAATGCACCACTTAATAATGATGCTGTGGCTTTTACACCATTTTTGTTTAATCTAAATACTTTTAAAATTTCTGCATTTTGTAAAGCTAGTTTTGGCAATAATGCAGCATCGGCATCAGCCATAAATCCAACTTTTGCTAATGAATTTCCACCATAAATGTCATCCACAGTTAATTCAATTAATTTTCCTTCAGCACCCCAATCTAGTTCCATTGCTATTGTAGCAATTCCTCTTAAACCAATTTCGGTTGTTGCTAGGTTGTCAGTTTCAAAATTAATATAAGCACCAGGTCTAACTTTATTTTGACTTGACCATATTCCACCTGCCATTTTAAATTACCTCCTCATTTAATTCTAATTCTTTAAATTTTTCTTCCTCTTCTGTTTGTGGTGTAGCAAATACTGTTATGTTAAAAAAGAATTGCAATACACCATCATCTTTCTCATAAGTTCTATTTTTAGTTTTGGTAGGTCTTTCTAAATTAAGCTCAGTTAATTCTGTGCATAATTTTAAACCTACTTCATCTAATTGTTGATTTATATTTGTTACCAAGCTCAAATCCTCGGCTATTCTATATCTTATATTCATTAAATAATCAAGTTGTAATCTATCCTTGCCTTTATGTGTAACATCCAAACTTACTTCTTTTATAAAAAAATGTGGATACTGAACATTTACAACTGACTCTTTATACCTTTTGGGGTTACCAAATATCTGTCCTAATTTTAATGATGTGGCACTTTTTATTGTTTCCCCTATTATTTCATAAGCCATATTTAATTTATCCCCCATTTCTTTAAAAAATTAATAAATTCATTATTAAATCTTGTAGGCATAGCCCTATCTATTTCATCTAATGAAATTGTAAACATAAAGCCACCACTAACCCAACCACCGCTTCTAGTTGAATGTCCATATTCAACATAACTAGCATATTCAGCTATATTGCCAAGTGTAATTTCTAATGAGTTTCCTACTTGGCTAACACTATTTATTGTGGCTTGGCTAGCAAATGCACTATCAAAATCACTTGTAAATTTACCATCAGCACCTTTTTTAATTGCTCTCGCTTCATCACCAATTGTCCAAGCATTTATCATAAAGCCAGTATCAATTAAATCTAGCCCCCTTTGGCGTTGTTTAGTTCTAGCAATACATCTTTGTGCCTGTTGTAGTAAAAATGTTTTTAACCAATCTTCAAATTCTTTTTCCATATTTTCAAATTTGGTTATATATTCTTCAAATTGGCTATAATCAAAACCATCTTTCATTACTTATTAGTCTCCATTTTCATTTCAGCTGATTTTCTACTTTGGGTTACTGTTGGCTCACCAATCCTACCTTTATAAGTTTCCAATGTTTGCCCATCATTTGATAATTTATTAGCTACTACATAATCCCCATTTTGTAAATCAACCTCTAAACCACAATGTATTCTAATGCCCACAATAATTGGCTGCGTCTCAGCAGTTGCCTCATCGGGGTTATCTGAGCTAATAAAGGCTATGTGGCAAGGTATATCCTTATATAAAGGCACTACATCAGATGTTTCACCACTTGTGCCATCAGGGTTAATTATTTCGGTACGTCTATATATAGTCATATTATCTGTATCAAATAATCGCATTGCTTCCCCAATTGGTTCAAAATTAATTTTTTTAGGCATTAGGGCTCACCACCTTGTAAAGTAGTTTATATCTATTTATAAGTTTTTCATTATCAGCTATTTTTTGCTCTATTAAAGCAGTAAATCTAGCTTGTGAAAAATTATCCATTCCAAATTCTACACGCCTGTCATTTTCACTAATACTTTTTATACCTTGGTTTTCACTTGAATTATTAGTAATTTTATTTATATCTAGCGCATCCCCCAAAATTTCAATAACTAAATATTTTAAATCTGTTGGGAATTTATTTCTATTTGTTTTTATAGTTATATCATATATGGTTTTATCTACATAATAAGTTAAAATTTCTTCATCAAAATCCTTGTGCATTAGTTTGGCATTATGCAAAATAAAATCATAAGTATTTAAATCTATAATTTTAGTATCCAAATTACATCAGTCCTTTCTAGTTTGTAGTTCTTTTGCCTCTTCTAGCTGATGTTTTTGTTTCCTCCTCAGTTGCTTCCTTGTATTCGGGTGTTTTAGGTTCTTCCATAACATCTTCTGCAAATTCTGCGTCGTTTTTAACTTCCTCTTTTTCCTCTGCCTTTTGTATATTTTCAGGCTTCATTTCTTCAAGTTGTTTCATTCTTCTTAATCTATTAAAAGCAGTTAAACTCATTATAATTCCTCCTTCTTATTAAAAATAACCATTGACAATTAGCATATTAATTGTCTAATTATCAATGGTTTATAGTAAATTAATGATAGACTAGGCTATTTTATGTTTTAATGCAACAATTCCAATATTCTTGTCTTCATATACTCTTACCCAGTTTGTTCCTGTTGCAAGTTCAGCATTTGATGGTGTAACTCCTGATGGTTGTCCAACCCATTTAATTCCAAATGGGTGTAATACTAATGCACGTCTGTTTATTAGTATATCCTCACCTGCAAGGCTATCTCTATCTGTTTCAGTAGATGTTAATGAAACAGGTGTTCCTTCACCTCTACCAATAGCACCTTTAGCAAATAGATAAGTTGTATATACTTTATATGCACTTGCACCTTCACCTACTGTTTGTACTGGCATTCCATCATCTACTACTATTTGATATCCTAAATATGTAGCAAATGCAACTTTTCCATCTGAAGTAGTTGTATATTGAATTAAGTTTTGTTTTTGTAATTCAGTAAATACTGCTGAATGCATCATTATAGCTTGTAGTTGGTCAGCACTATCTCCAAGTAATTGTTTAGCATCTAATACTAAACTTCCTGAAATTGCTTGTGTAGAAGCATCTTTAACGTGATTTGCCATTGTTGCTGAAGCAAATACTCCTGTTAATACAGAAATAAGTATTTTTTGCTCTTGTCTTGACCAATAATCTGCAACTCTATCTCCAATTGCTGCCATTGGGTCATCTCCAGCTAGTGCTCCTGCTAATTCATTTGCACCCCAAGCCTTACCTCTTAATAGCAAGGCAGCAATATCTTTGTCTGCATTAATTTTTCCAGGTGTTAATGGTGTTTGGTCTGATAGAACCTCATCATCTCCTGTTAAATCTTTCCAATATGGCATATTCATTGTTACGCCACCAGCTGTTACTAATTCATTTAATCTTGGGTTAGCAACTGCAATTCCTGATGTTAATATTCTAGATTTTTCAGCTGTCTTTTCTATAATATATGGTGTGAAAAGCTCTGGAACTATAACATCACTAATTTTTGTAACTGTATTCATTTTTTAATCCTCCCTTTAAAAATTTAATTTAACCCCTGCTTCATCAGCTAGCCTTTTGGCTAATTCAGGGTTAGTTCTAATTAATTGCCCCTGTTTAGTTAAATTATATTGACCTTGTTTAAAAGGATTTTCTTGCCCATCAATAACAACTTTAGAAGGTTGTTGAATTGGTTGCCCTTTTGGTATATTAGGAGTAGGCTCATTAATAGGTTCTGCAGGTTTATTATCAATATTTATCATTGACATTACTTCCTTAATTGCATCCTCTATTGTATTTTCCTCTGTTTTTAAACCCTTTGCCATTTTAACAATTTTTTCAACATCTTCTTCTTTTTTGCCTGTTAGCTCAATTAAAGCCTTTATAACATAGTCTTTTTCTTCTAAATCTTGGGTCAATTTTAAATTATCAGCCTGAAGGTCTTCCATAACTTGATTTCTTTTTTCTTCATCTGATAAACTTGCTTCGTATGCTTCTTTAAAAGCACCTAGCTTATCTAACTCATCTGATTTTAGACCTAGCTTTGCTAGTATATTTCTTGTGGTTTCCCTTTCTGCTGTTCCCCTAGCTTTGGCAGCCATATTGTCTAAATCTTTTTGAGTAAATGTTTTGCCCTCATTATTATTTGTTGGTACTACTTGAGGTTGAGTAGCCCCATTATTATTGCCCTGATTATTTTCAGGTGTTAAATCTGCCCCATTATTTGGGTTTGCATCAAGATTTGGGTCTTGATTATTATCTATTGGCATAAAGTTGCCCTCCTTTATTAAAATACTGCTTACAATTATATTATATATAATAATATCTAAAAATATTACTTAAAATCTATATTTTTATACATTTTTACCAATTTTTTTATAAGTTTTGAGCTTTCCCTTTCATTTACATCAGGGTTTACAATGCAGCCCCTATATTCAGAATATGGCATACTCCAATTGCCATCGTGGTTAGTTCGCACTATATTTGCAAATATAAAACTTTCATAACCACTTTCAGAAGTTAATATAGTATTTTCATCTATAATTTCTTCCACTATTGCGACGTGTCCAACACCATCAGTGCCACTTAAAGTTTTACCTGCCTGCCATACCATAATACCACCTAGGCTTGGGGTTATATCTACATCAAGCCCAAATAAATTAATAGCATCTTCTATAAAATTTTCTGCATTTTTAGTAAATTGATATTTTATGCCTTTTGTACCTGCTATTTCTGCAAATCTACCATTGGCATATCCAACACAATTTGCAAGTACATCACAATCTTTATCTAATGGGTTTCCTAATACTGCATCATTCCACCCTCCACTTAATAATCTAATATAATATTTATTTCCTTTTTCAGGTTTTGTTAGTCTTTGTTTAAACATCATTAATTCACCTCTTATTTTATTATAATTGCCTCTATATCAAAATTCATAAAATCACCATCAGCATCATATAAAGGTTTACATTTTGTTATTTTATAAGTAGTCCCTTTATTAAACAACACTTCAAGCTCATTTGGTTTTACAGACCATTTTGAAATATCTAAACCTTTTGTATTTTGAACACCTGTAATTTTAATTAAGTGCCCATTAAATCCATAAGTTCCACTGACTTCCTTTGCAGTAGATAAAAAATTCTTTGCTGTTATTTCTTTATTTATAATAGTATTTGCATTTTGTTTTAATTCCTTAAATTTAATACCTAACTCATCCAAAGAAACCATTCTATATAAATCTATATCACCTGTTACATCTCCACTTTGTAAAATTGTATTTGACAAGATGTTAGAACTAACTTCATCCATATTATTATTAGCATAAGTATATTTTTTTATCGCTTCTATTTGTGGCATTGATAATTCTTGTTTGGCTTCTGTTTTAGTCATATTATTTTCATAAATAGCAGTACCATCCTTTTTAGGCTTTAAAGCATTTTTCCATTCTTCATATTGTGTATCATCTGTTATTTTATGCTTAATTCCATCTTCATCTTTTATATATTGTTCTATTTCAGTATCAAATTCATCTGGCTCAAAATATGGAATAGTTGTTGTTCTACAATTTGGGTGAAATGGTGGATAATTTACTCCAACTTCCTTTTCTTTTATTGGTATTATTTCGCCATCCATTTCCCTACATATATCTGATGTTCTACTATCTAGGGTTGCCAATATTTGATATTTTTCTATGCCTGCTTCTTTATAACCTTGAGCAGTTGCATCATTTAAAATTAAATTGTATTCTGTTCTTATAAGCCTAACTGCATTATTATAATATTGTCTATCTACTCTCTTGCTTACAACTTCCCTTGCTAGTTTTGTGGGGTTATACCCTAAAATAATTCCCTGTGGGATTTGCTGATTTAATATATTTGTTAAATTTGATTTTTGCTTCCATAAAACATCACTATAATTTTCTGTCATATATGGAGTAGTTACTGCCTTTTTTATAGCCTTTGTATTAAGCATTGCAAAACTATCAGAAAAACCTAAAAACTTTTGTTGGTTAAAAATGGTTTTGTAATAACCATCTTCAAAACTTTGTTCTAGCTGCTCCCCCAAACTAATATCTACATCATTGTATAGTTTTTCAACTTCAAAATTTATTTTAGTTTGCAATTCCTCTAATCTTGATATCCTATTTTTAGCCCTTAATAATTTTATGTTTTTCATATAATCCTTATCAGCAAAATTCATTTTCATATAGTTTGCCATATTATTCAATTCAGCTTTAAAAGATTTCAATTCATCTCGGTTTAATAGCTTTTTTAAATCTGCCATTGTATAATTGTTATCAACCGCAAACTTGCCATAAAATTTTTGTATTTCATCTTCTATCCTTTTAGAAGCATTTGTATATTGTGTTTTTAAACTTTCAGCATAATCTAAAATATCTTTTTCACCATCTAAAAAAGTTCTTTCATTTCTACCTTGCCAATATTCAACTTGCTTTTTGTCAGGATTAATTTTAGCCATAGTTTTCTCCTTTTGATATATAAATTGTTTACTTTATAATAAAAGTGGCTTAAAATTAATTCTCATAAGCCACAATGCCATTTATTATTTATTTTTCTTCCTCAGGGTTGTTTTCACCCTCATTTTCATCCGTATTTTGGTCATTTTCCTCATCTTCATTGCCACCAGTTTGCTTTAATAAAAGGTCATTTTGCTCAATTTCTTTATCTAAATCCTGTTGCCTACGCTTTTCTTCTTTTTCGTGGTTTTCTATATATGGGTTTAGTTCATCCCTAGTTTCCTGTGATAATTCAGATTGTAGTTTTACAATATTGTCAATTATGCTTGTTTCGTCAATCATCATATCCCTATCAAGTGCAAATGAAATATCTATATTTTGTAATTCTTCAAATGTACCCATTCCACCTTTCCAAGCAAGCCATTTATCAAAAAAGTATTTTAAGTTTTCCATCATTACTGCAAACTCTGCTTCAAAACCATTTGCCCATTCATTTAAACTTTCATAAAAAGCTCGCATTGCTGCCCCTGATGGGTTTGTACCTAATTGTATTGTAGTTAAATCTACAGTACTTGTATTATCTTGTATTTCTTTTCCAATTAATTCTAGCTCTTGTGATATGGCAGTTACATTGGCATCTACCTTTATAAAATACGCTTTGCCGCCTCTATCTACTGTCATTATTCTTGACTCTTGTACCAATTTTCTTGCCCTTGTTATTTCACCCATTTCAGGGCTTATATCTTCAACAACTAAAACTGCATCAATATCATCTAACAAGCTATCAATTGATTTTGATTTTAACAAATCATAAGCATCTACATCACTTTTGCATTCGTTTAACAATGGCAATTCATCATCATTACCCTTAAAAAATATAAAAGGTACACGCTCCCAACTAATACCATTGCCATTATTATCAGTCATGTGTGTTTCGCGGATAACTTCGGGCTTTCCTATATCGTCCATTTCGCTTAATTCATATTCTTTACCAGGGTCAGGCTCTAAATCACCACTTCCCTCGCCATAACCAAAATCAATATATTTTTCTACAATTTCTCTATCCCAAAATTCAACCTTTTGTATTGCCCTTGGTGTAGTGTTATTATATTCAGTTACAGAATAATCCCTAACAACTGCGTCTAATTCTGTATGTGCAATATCTGCCCAAGCTGGGTATATAGTTTCAGAAGTCATATCAACTATATCAAGTTCCCCATTTTCATTTATCCAAGGGTATATCCATCCTATACCTTTATTTATTGCATTTTTACCTGTTCTTTTTATAACTTTTCTATGAGCTTCATTTAAAAAGTTTTCCCATTCTTCTTTATACTTATCATTATCGCAACTAATTACAAAGGGCTTTGCCAAGGCAAAGTTAAATTTTTGATTTAATGACTTTCTATATTTTGCTGTCCTGCTTTTTACATTAGACAAAGTAGGGTTTTGCACTATTGCACCATTTTCATCTTGATATGCTCTTGTTTTAGTTTCAATAGCAGTATTTTGTACCAAACTATATAATTCTGCTTCGTGCATATCTTCTATTTTTGGGCTGCCACGCCATTCTGTTAATATATTCCTAGTTAAATCTTTATTAATTGTACCTCTTGCCCCATATTCTATTTGTGCATTTATAATATCCATTTGGCTTATTTGCATTGTTTTTCCTCCTAAACTATCTTAATATTGTCAACTTCAAATGTTTTCTTTAAAAATTCAATTAAATCTTCTTTAAGAATTTCCATTGTAAATGAGTGGTCATCTTCATAGTAGCCTGCAAATGTTAAATCTTTAAATTGTTTTTTCAATTCTTCCATTCTTAACTACCTCCTTCTATCCAAACTTGATTCCTAATCCGCTATCTAATTCTTCTGCTACACTTGTAATGTTATCTTCAAAGTCGTCGTGTTCATTTTTTCCTTGTCTTTGGTATTCGTTAATACTATTGTATGCTTCTTTATATCGTACATTCCAATCCATTGGAAAATAAATAGTATTTTGTACTGATGTTGCATTGCTTAATATCCTAGCCTCTTTATTTAAGGTTTGAGTATATGGTTTAAATATTGTTTTTGTGCCACCCATAGCTTTATATTCTTTTTCTACTGCCCTACTCCAACCTCTACCACCATTATTACTTTCTGCTCTAAATACATAAGGGTTATATTTTAGCAACCTTTTTGCAGCTTCCTTTTCAGTTACTTCCATAGGTTCTTGGGTATAATATATATCTAATATGTATGCCTTATTGTCATAAGTTACCCCATATATTACCATTGACAAATAATCTTCCCCTTGGTCTGCAGTATCCGCTCTTGCCCTTATATCTTTAAAGCGTATAGTACCATTTAAGTTGTCTGCAGTTCTTATATCTGCAGGGTTGTATGTTAAGAAATGTGTATA